CCCTCGTTGCGGGGCACGTTCATGTCCTCGCCTAGGCGGTTGATACCTGAGCTAAGGTCCCCAAGCGCCCCGACCGCCTGACCAATCTGCATTCCCAGCGCCTCAAACGCGGGCTGCAAGTCGCGGAGGCTGTCGGCCAGGTCATCCGTGCCGTCAGCCGACTGGCCCATTCCGGCGAGGAACCCCGCGCCAAATGATTCTTGCAACTCCTCAAACGCCACACCTAGGCGTTTGATTTGGCCTTCATACGTTTTGGCGGCGGCGGCGGCCTGACCGCTGAAAGTCTTGTTGAGTTGCGCGGAAACCGCGGCAAGGTCCTTTGACTTTATGGTGGCGTCGTCAAGTGGAATGCCGAGGCGGCGCAAGGCCGTGAACTGCCCTAGGGCGGCCTTGGACAGGGCCATGGTGACGGATTCAAGATCGCGTCCCGTACCGGCGCTCACGTCGAGGGCGATACCCAATAGTTCCTGCGATTGGGTGACGTCGCGGGTGGCAAGCAACAGCCGTTGAAAAGCGGGCCGCAACTGGTCGTCAGCGACACCCGTGGAAAATTGCAGGTCGTCCACAAAGTTGGCGACAGCGTCAGTTTGGAATCCCTGCCCCACTGCCTGCAATGCTTTGTTGAGGGAGACGAGTTGCTTTTCCTCGGCCATAGCGGCCTTGACGCCATCCACACCCAGCTTCAGGGCGAACGCCCCAGCCGCGGCGGCGGCACCCGCAAGGGCAGGGCCAACCACGCCACGGAGGTTGGCACCAATCGCCGTCATCTTGCCGCGGAAACCTTCAGCGTCCCGAACGGCGCTCATCATGCCGCGCCGGAAACTGTTGGTATTGGCGACGAGGCTTACAGTGAGGGTACGCCCCGTTGCCATTTAGCCTCCTCGCTCAAACTTGCGCTTGATTCGGTCAACGGCGTCGAGCCATTCCCGTAGGGCGGCGCCCTTGTATCTGCCCATCTGCCGCATCCATCCGGTGCCCGATCCGAACGCGGGCGGCATGGTTGCGCTTGAACGGCCCTGGTTACCCGCATGTGACGGGAACCTGACCATGGTGGGGGAGGCGCCCCCACTGAAGGCACGCCTGTTACTACCGATGCTTACGGACGGGATACGGTCCCGCTTGGCGCGCACCGTTGCCGCGATTGCTCCGCCCCACGGCCCGGCCTGCATTGCGGCCTGTTTGTACGCCGGGACCATGAGGCGCCCGGCAATGTCCTTTGACGAAACCCGCAACTCGTTTTGTGCTTCCTTGGGAAGGTTCCGCATATCCCGCAGTAGCGATGTGAGCCCGAATATCTCTAGTTCAGCGATGCGTGCCACGTCTAACCTCTGTTTCGTTCAACTAGGACGCGGCGCATAGCGTCGAGCATTGCCGGGTCCGTAGCGGCCAGCTCGTTTGGTGCAATCCCGGTAGCGACGGACAACTGAGCTATGAACCAGTGTTCGCTACCGGGTCCGAAGGGACCTCAGGGTCCGAACCCGCCTCATAGTCGCTGACCATGGCAAGCCACTGGTCAAAGTCGCTGTCTGCTTGGCCCTGCCGGTGGAGTGCGTGCCACCCCAACCAAAACAGGTATTCCTCACGCTGGTCCACGGACACGGCAGTAACAACCGACGTCTGAAACTTCCGCTCAAACATGATGCGGTCAATTGGCAGAATGCGTGCCGTGGCCGTGCGACCGTCAGCGTAAGTGAACTCAATCTGCATTGCTTACCCCCTGTGAGGTTTAGGAGAAGGTGCCGTCAGTGACAGCGCCGGAAACCTGAATGGTGATGCTTGCGGTGACGACCTCGCCCACGGCGGAGCCAAGCTCGACCGCGGTGATGATGCCGGAACCGTTGACCTTGACGCGTCCAGCCGCGCTACCCGCGGGGCCGTACTCCCACGTCTGCGACGTGCCGAGCCAACCGGCAATGGTGCTGTACACGGTGGCGTCAAACATGCCGGCGATGGTGATGGTGGCGTCCTTCAGTCCCGCAACGTATGAACGGGTCCCTGAACCAAACGCGGTGGTGTCAGCGGTGTCAGCGGAACGGCTCACGGTCACGCTGTTGAGGTACGTGGACAGGTCGCTAGACGCAACCTTGAAGTAGCTGTCCTTGCCGTGGACGAATGCCATTAGTGCTCCTTATCGGCGGGCGAGTGAGGTGGTGAACGTTGCGGCGGCGCCAGCACCGGTGAGGGTCCAGCTCGCCCGCAGGTAACGGTTTACCGTTCCCGACACCACGACCCTTTGGGAAGTGGCGCCGGTGGCGGCGGTGAAGGTTGTCAGGTCCGTCCACGTGCTGTTGTTTGTGGAGTGCTGCACCTTCACAGTTAGGGTCCCCGTGCACGCGGTCACGTGGAGAGTGGCGGCGGCGCCGTTGCTGGTGCCTGCCGCGTCAGTGTGTGTGGTTCCGTTGCCCCCGGCGGTGACCTCGGCTAGGTCGTACAGGCTGACGCCCGCATCAAAGCGCCCGTCACCTTGGAAGGTGATACTGGCGCCGACGACCTCACCCACCGCGCTGGACAACTCGTAGGTGGTTTCGCGGGCGGACACCACGAGTACGGGGGAGCCGACCGCGAGACCTTCCGGCGCCACAGTCACGGCTGACCCGTTAGCGGCGCCCAAGGCGGCCACGGCGGGAGTGTCCGACAAAGGCTCAAACAGGCCCGTGGCGGTCAGGGTCGAGTCCGACACGCCCGGCACGTAGGTGCGGTTCACCTCAGTCAGGGCGGTGGTGTCGGCAGTTTCCGTGTTTGTTGAACTGGTGTACCCGGTCAGGTACGCGGCCAGCGCAGTAGAACCCACCATGAGGCGGCTGTCCTTTGAGTGCGTGAAGCTCACGCGATCACCTCCACAGTGAACTCAGCGCCGAGGTAGTCCACGTCGCCATATCCGTACACGCCGAGGTTTCCCGCGTTGGTGACACGGACGGTGTCGGCTGCACCGCCTAACGTCTTGTCCGACTCAATAGCGGCCTTCACGGACTTAGCGCCCGTACCGGACGTGTACCCGAACAGGGCACGTTGAGCGGCCCTCTCCGAGGCACGAGCCACAAGGACACGCACCGTGAAGGTGTAAAGGTCAGCGCCACGGGCCATGACCTCGTCATACGTGACCGCCGTGGGAGGCCCGACAATGGCGCAAGGAATTGGGACCGTGTCAAGGATTTCCGCCTGGACACGGAGCTTGTCCACTGTTGCCAGGTTCGCGGTCAGTCCGTCAATGATGCTGGCGATATCGGCCACGATGCCTACACAATCGCCATGCGGCGGAACGGGTCACAAAGGATGCGGGCGTCGGGGTGCAGTCCACCGGGAAGGCGAATAGCGCCCATCATGTCCGTTCCACCCATGACCCCTAGGGGCACGTCACGAGACTTGAACAGTCTCACGGACTGCAACACGCAAGCGTCCCTAATCTGTTGCGGGACGGACGGCCAACCCCACACGCCTGACACACGCACCCAACCCGGCATCGGGGGGAGGACCGTGGACGGTTTCGCGGTAAGGACCGTGTACGGGTGCGGCGGGGTCATGGTGGCCGCGTTCACAGGCTGCTTCAGAACCGATGATGCCCCGAGGCTGTTGAACGTTTCAGCGAACCCGGCGTACTCGACTTCAACATTTGTGAGGGTGACGAGGTCGTCAATGAGGACGACACCGGACCGGGCCCGGTACATCTTTTGGACGGGGGCGGCTTCCGTGCCTGTCTGCCCAAAGTAGCGGTCACAGTAACGGTCAATGGCCCGCGATGATGACTCAATAATCCCCGACAGGGCTACGTCGTCGTGGTCATCGCTGATTCTCAGCGCGTCCTTGACATCTTCAAGTAGGGCATAGGTAGTAGCCATGGTTTACTGCGCGGCCTTCCTGGCAGCACGCGGACGGCTCGTGGTTTCGGGGGCCTCAACAGCGGCGGTCTCAACGACGGCCTGAACCTTGGGGGCGGCGGCACCAGCGTTCTTCAGCTCGGCGTCCACCGCGGCAACGCGGGCCTTGTTGCCTGTCCGCACGTAATGTTCACGCTCACGCTTCAGCGCGTCAATGTAGCCCTGGTCCACGGGGTTCCCTCCGTAAGTTTTGGGGGGTGGCGTCCCCGGCCCGCGCGGGGGTGGTACGCGGGCCGGGGACAGTCACTGAGGTGGTTAGACCTAGAAGGTCGGGGCCACCAGGCCGGTGCCGTTGATAACGGCAACGGACTTGGGGTGACGCTCGGTTGCAATCGCCACGTAGTTGTACATGCGAACGAGGACGCTGCCCTGGTTCGCGTAGGTCTCGCGGAACACCTCGGCGCGCGGGGTGCCCTCGAACAGGATTGAATCCTCAGGACGGAACACCAGGATGGGGTCCTGGTTGGTGCCGCTGCCCAGGTTGGTGGGCACGAGGCTGGACGTGTACACGTCCACACCCTGAATCGAGCCGACTGCACCGGACGCGGCGACGCCGTCCTGTGCACCCATGCTGTTGAACCGGCCATTGGCGGCGGGAACGATCAGCGGGCGCTTGCTGTCGTCGAGCGCGGCGGTGAGGAACGCCCACCGGCGCGGGTGCATCACAATGGCGGTTGCCGGGGCGAACCGCTGCGTGTGAATCTGCTGAATGGCGTCGGCCAGCTTCGGGTACAGCTCGGCCACCGTGGGCGTGGAGTCCGTGTACGTAACGTCAATGTCGCTAGGCACGTTGAACAGGCCACGCTTGCCAGCCGCGTCACTCGTGAGAACGAACGACTCAAGGGCGCGCGCGTAGTCGGCGGCCAGGTCAGCAATGATGACCTGATCCATTCCACCGGCAATGGGGGACTGCTCAAGAAGCTGCACGGACAGCACCTGAATTCCGCCGAGGGTGTGCACCGCGGAAGTCGCGGAAGCAGTCACAAGGTCGGTGTTCTGGAAACCGCTGTTCTCTGAGCTCTGCGCGGCAACAGCCGTACCCGTGGTGATCTTGGGAAGGTTGATGCTGTCCGTACCCGCGGGAAGCGGCAGGTTGCGGAGCAGGTCAGCCGCGACGCGCGACGCGCGAGCAAGGCGGACGTACTCGTCAACCAGCCACAGCGGCGGCACAAACTCGCCACCGGACGTGTCAGTGGTGTTGATTGCGCGGACCTCACGGTCGTTGCGGGAGAGGCGGTCAGTGGCCTCACGGTCACCACGGAGCTGAGCGCCGACAAGGTCACGGAAGTACGAGTGCTCACCGTGCTTGCGGTAGGTGGTGGGCTCAGAAACAACCTGCACAGACGCGGTGGTCTTTGCAACTGAGCGGGACTCGGCAGCGGCGATGGCGTCAATTTCACTAATGCGGGCGTCAAGCGCGTCGGCGGCCTCACGGGCCTCCTTCACGCTGGCAAGCTCGGCATCAGTGATGTCACGGGCCTCGGTCTCGGCAGTCTCAACGACGGCCTTGGCCTCGGCCAGCTTCGCCTCACGCTGCGTAACGAAAGTGTCACGGAGGGACAAGGTAACTCCTTGTGAGAGG